GATCGTGATCGGCAACAGCGCCACCTACATCCGCGATCTGGAATACTTGGGCACCTCGCCGCAGAACACCCGCTGGGTCCAATTGGCCGCCCAACGCTACCGCTACAATTTCCGCAAGAACGTGGCGGCCCTCCTGCGCAAAGGGGGTGGCTGATGGCCGCGATCACCTCCGCCATCCGTGCCGACCTGCGGCGCATCCTGCTCGCCACCCCCGGCCTTCCCGCCGGGATCGGCTTCAAGTGGGAGATGATGAAATACAGCCCCGTGATCGGGGTGCCCTACATCCGCGAAAGCCTGCAGCCGATTGCCAGCGTGACCGCGACGCTGGGGTCGTGGGGGTCCCAAGAGGAAGCCGAGATTTACAACCTCGACCTTTACATGCCAGACGACAGGCCACTGACCGAAGGGTCTGATCTTGCCGACGCGATACGCTGTCAATTCTGGGCGGGCCGTGCTATCGGGAGCGCAGCCCCTACGCCCATGTGGGGCAACGTCGAACGGGCCGAAAAGGCCCCGCCCATCGAAGGGGACGGGTGGAATGTCTACCCCAACCGTATCCGGTTTTTCGTGCGTCGCCCGACGCGCATGGTTTAGAAAGGGACTACAAAATGGCGCTTTGCTCCCCCCAAGTAGCGGCTGGTGGTCTCGCTGACCTCGGCATCCAAGAGGAAGTCTGCTACGGCGATCTTCCGGTCGTCCCGAACCTCGCGACCTTCCGTCGCCGGTCGACCACGCTGACGCTGACCAAGGACAGCTACACGTCCGAGGAACTGCGCAGCGACCGCATGGTCAGCGACGCCCGCCACGGCACAAGGCGCGCGAACGGCGATATCACTGTGGAACTCAGCCCCGGCAGCCACCACATGGCGTGGGAGGCTCTCCTTGGGGGTTACTGGCAAAGCCCGACAGCCCTCGACCTCACGACCGTCGCGGTGACGCTGGACGTGGTGCTGGGCAATGACGACATCATGACGATGACCCGCGCTGCAGGCGATTTCCGGGTCGACGGCTTCCGCGCGGGTGACACCGTCCGCACGAGCGGCGCATCGCCCAACGTGAACGGCCTGAACTTTACCGTGGTAGGTTTCGACCCCGCCGGGCTGGTGATGACCGTCCTGACCCCGCCGCAAGGCGTGACCGGCACGCCCCATGTCCTGAACGCAGGCATCCTCGGGGTGCGCGGCGCACGGGTCGAGATGGGCAACATCCCCCGCTCTTTCGTATTTGAGCGGGCGTTTTCCGATATCGGCCAATTCATCGTCTACCGGGGGATGAAATTCAACACCGCCGCCGTGGACCTGCCCGCGACCGGCATCGCGACGGCGACCTTCGGCCTGATGGGGCAGAACGCCGACCCGGTCAAAACGGCAAGCTATGACGGCGTGCCCGAACTGATCCTGACCGATGTCGAGTTGGGCGCGCTGACCTTTGATGCCGTCGCGGGCACGATCACGGCAGCAGTCGGGAATTGGGGCCTGCTCGGGGTCCAGCCCAAGGACAAGGTGATCTTTGACGGGCCGGGCTTTGACGCCATGCCCCAAAACCGCAACCCGCGCACGGTGATCTCGCTCAACGCCGGGGTGATGACCGTGGCTGAAGCGGTCCAGTCGGGGGTCACGGCGGGCGCGTTTACCGCGACGCGCGTGGGCCTGCCGGACTATACCGACGATGAAAACGAGCCGGTCCTCGTGGCCGTCTCGGGCGTGCTCGTGGTCAACGGTGACCCGGTCGCGACCGTGACGGCTGCCAGCTTCAACATCGATAACCAGATCGATGGCAGCCCGGTCGTGGGAACGAATGTGGTCCCGATCATGCTTTACGGCCTGCAGAGCCTGATGACCGGCAGCCTGACCGTGCTGTTCGACCGGGGCGGCGCGGGCGCGCTGCTCTACAACGCCTTTGATCAGGAGATCGACGTGAACCTGTTCATGCGGCTGGACAGCAGCGACCAGATCGACTTCCTGTCGTTCTTCTTTCCGCGCGTGAAGGTCAATACCGGCGACATCGGCGATGCCGAGGCCACGGGCCTCCCCGTGACCGTCGCATGGTCGGCCCTGAAACCGTTCCCCGAGAGCGGCCATGTGAGCCAGATGATCATCCAAGACAGCACGGTGGTCGGCGTTCCGTAAGACGACCCATCCCGAGGGACAGGGAGCAGGCGACCGGGCGGTTTCCCCCTTGTGGAGAGCCGCCCGGTTTGCTTTAGATGCAAGTCATATTGCAAGCCCAAAAAGGACTAACCCAATGGACCTCGACGACCTTATCCCCGAGGATAAGCCTGCCCCGTTGACCCTGACCCATCCCGGCACCGGCCTCGAACTGACCCATGAGGGAAAGAAGCTGGTGATTTACGTGAACGGGCCGGACAGCCAAGTGATGCGGGACCACGAGCGCGCGAGCCAAAACCGCCGCCTGAAGGTAGCGCAGAATACCGGGCGACTGGCGCTGGACGCGGCCACCATCGAAGCCGAACTGAATATCCGGGTCGCCAAGGCCATCGCGGGCTGGGAAAACATCGTTATCTCTGGGATCGAAATCACCTACAGCGAAGGCGAGGCCCTCGACCTGATCACGAAACGCACGTGGATCAGGGACCAAGTCGACGCTTTCTATCAGAACCGCAGCAACTTTTTTCGGAAGCCCTCGCGGATCAACTAAGGGACGCGATCCGGCCATTCTTCGACCTCGCCCAAGATCAAGGGGACGGACAATCGGTCAGGACGCATCTGGAAGCCGCCCAGAAGGCGACGGGGCGGATGCCCGACCGGCTGAAGGTCGCACCCGTCCCCGCCGCCTTCGACCGCCCCCTGCGCCTCTGGGCGGCACTGGCGCGGCACCGCGAGCCGGGGTTTGGGGCCTCAGTCGGGTTTAGCTGGCGGGACTTTGCAGCCTTCTGCGCGGTGACCGGCGAAGTGCTGTTTGATCACGACATCCGCCTGATCAGCGCCATCGAGGATGCGTTTCAGGCTGCCCGCAAGGCCGGTGATGAACGGCGGGCCAAACAGAAGGCCAAGGACGACAAGGTTAAACCGTGATGGCGTTCAGCGGCCCGAGCAGACCGAACGCCTGCAAGAGCCAGAGCACGACCGCGATGACCACGACCACGTTCAGGATGGTCTTGATCTTGGGGTCCATGGGAATGAAAGCGTTAATCAGCCAAAGGGCCACGCCGACGATCACGAGCACGACGATCAGGGTAATGAGTGGCATTGCGGGGTCTCCCATGTGAGAGGAAAGCGCCCAAGTGACAAGGGCGCGCGCCCCTGTCATATTGCGCCCATTCCGAGGGGTGAGGCAAGTGCATGGCCGATGTGATCCAACTTGGCGTGGACGTTGACGCTAGGTCAGTCGGCGGCGCGAACAAGCAACTCGACGCCTTCGAAAAGAACCTGCGCGACGCCCAGAAGGCAATGGCAGACACCGCCAAGACCTCCGCCGCGACCGCCGCCGGGATGCAGGCCCAAGAGAAAGCCGCCCGCGACGTGGCGCTGGCCACCCGTGCGCAGGCCGAGAGCGAGGCCGCCGCCGCTGCCGCCACCCGCAAACTCGCAACCGATGCCGCACTGGCCGCCAAGACCGAAAAGGAACTGGCCGCCGCCGCTGCCCTCGCCGACAAGGCCCTGAAGGCCGAAACGAGCGCCGCCAAAGCCGTCGCCGCCGCCGTGAAGGCCGAGGGCACCGCCGCCAAGGCGAGCGCCTCCAGTGAGCGCGCGCTGGCCGATGCGGCCCGTGCTGCATCCGCTGCCCTTCACGCCGAACAGGCCGCCGCGCGCGGGGCCGCCGGGGCCTTGGGCGCGCTGGCCAAGGAAGCCTCTCTCGCCGGGGCCGCAACCGCGTCGATGGAGCGGGGGCTGCAGGGAGCGGTCGGGCAGATGGGTGGCATGTCCGGCATGGTCGGCATGGCCGTGAAGTCGATGGGGCCGTGGATCGCGGCCTACGCCACACTGCAGGGCGCGATGGCGGGCGTGAACGCACTCATGGAAACGACCATGACGCTGCAGAAACTGAACATGACCTTCACCGCCGTGACCGGGTCCGCCGCCGGTGCCGCTGAAGAAATGGCCTATGTGACGGAAGCCGCAGACCGGCTGGGTCAGAGCGTGACAACTGCCGCCGGGGCCTATTCCAAGATGCTCGCCGCCGCCGATGCATCGGGCATCGCATTGGAGGATACAAGGTCGATCTTCGAGGGCCTGACCGCCGCGTCGACCGCCTATGGCCTCTCCGCATACGAGTTGGAAGGCGCACTGAACGCGGTTCAGCAGATGATCTCGAAAGGCAGCGTGCAGGCCGAAGAACTGCGCGGACAATTGGGTGAGCGTCTGCCGGGGGCCTATGGCATGGCCGCCGAAGCCTTGGGCCTGACCAGCGCCGAACTCTCCAAGCAACTCGAACTCGGCAAGGTCAGCGCCGAGGAATTCGTTCAAGCGTTCGGGCCGTTCCTGCAGGCGAAATTCGGGCCGTTCGCTGAGGGAGCCGAGACCAGCGCGCGGGCCTTGAACGAACTCGACAATGCATGGTTCGAATTCAAGAAAACCATCGTCGAGGCCGGGTTCGATGAGGCGATGATGAGCGTCATGGCCTTTCTGACCCAACTGATCCAGAGCGACGCGGCGGTGCTGGTCGCAAAGGCGTTGGGCGAGGCTTTCAAGACCTTGGCGGCCTATGTCGAGGCGCTGGCGTGGGCACTTGAACAATTGAACAACCTGACCGGGCTGGCGGGCGAGGCGGTCGCGCAGCTTTTCAGCGACACCGAACGGCAGTCGGCGGCCCATGACGCGGCCACGGCGGCCATTGAAGCCGAGACCGCCGCCCTCAATCAGATGAGCGATGACATGCCGGAAGGCACGCGCATGTCGATGGAACTGGCTCAAGCGAAACTGACCCAAGCCGAGGCGCATCTGGCGGCCTTGGAAGCGGCAAGGACAGAGGCCGCAGGCACCAAGATGCTGACCGATGAATACCGCGCGCTGGCGGATCAGGCGCAGGCCGCGACCGACGCCATGATCGATGCCGAGCGGCGGCGCTGGACCATCGAACGCACCCAAGGTCGCAGCGTCGAAGGCCCGGCGGGCATGATGGTCCAGTCCGATGAGACCAAGCTCAGGATCGCAGAGCAGACCATCGAAATGCAAAAGCAGCTTGAAGTCTGGCTCGATATCACCGGGCAGATGGAGGAAATGCTCGGGTCAGCGGCGGAAATGTCCCCCGAATACCTCACCGCGCTGGAGAACGTAAAACGCCTTGAGGCCGCGATAGCGGCGGCAAAGGACGGCGTGGTGACCATGGGGCCAGCGGTCGAGGAAGTGGTCGACCAGACCGCCGCGCTGGCGACCGCCGCGCTGGGGTCGGTCGGCGCGTGGGCGCGCATGGCCTCCATCGTGCAAGAGACGACAGAGGATCAGGAAAAGGCCGCCAAGCTGGCTGCCGAGCACGAGGCGACGCTTCTGGAGATGCTGCGCTCGAGCGCCGAACAACTGCGGCTGGCGCGGGCGATCAGCGAAGAAGGCGAGGGCAGCCTCGCCGCCATGGATGAGCAATGGAGTGCCCAAGAGCGGGCGCTGCGGGCGCAACTCAAGACCTTGGGCGCGAGCGAGAGCCTGACCGAACGGCTGGTCGAGATCGCCTACCAGACGTTCATTTTCCAGAGCGGCCTGTCGTCGGCGACTGCCGAAATGATGCGGCTGGCCTCCGAGGCGGGCCTGACCGTGGGCATGCTGCGCGACGCCGCCGACATGGCGTGGAAGCTGCAGGCGGCGCTGGCGGCGGTTGGGTCCAGTCTGG